CTCCTATTATCTACGTGCAGCATATCTCCTCCGAAGACTAGGACGCATTTACCAGGCTTATTCGCTCGACTAGCTAGAGCCTCTGTAGCTTCGACCATGCGCTGCGCTGCGATGTCGCAGTTATAGTCGCTATCGAGCGTCTCCGTCTCGTCCGCATACATTCCTACGTGAGCATCGAAGAGATCGATCTCGTAGAGAATGTCCTCTCCTGTGTTCTTAGCGGCTTTAAACTTCGAGACCTTCCCTTTACCCTTCACCTGCTCGCAGAGTCCGTCTACGACGTCCTGCATTAGCTCGAGAGTCGGAAACTGCCGCCGCCATTCCTGGATAACCTCGCCTTTTCCGTTATACTGGACGGTCGAACTCTTTACTGCTAAATGATTCGGACTAGGAGCAGGAGATCCCCAGGGAACCTTCCCTAGTTTCTCTAGCCGCTTTATCTTATTGCGGACTGTCGATTCGTTCTGTCCTAAGATTTTAGCAGCCTTGCGATAAGATCCTGCTTCTAGATATACGTCTACGGCGAGCTGTTGCGAAGGAGTCATATTTTTTTTACTGTTTCGATCGACGTTTAGAGCAGCCGATCTTTAGCTCTCTCTCCTCCTATTTGACCTGCGAGGATCCGAAGTAAAAGCCGACGATCGCTAGAGCCGTCTGGCGAATTTCTGGCAAGATGACGAACCCTTGGATCGTGTCCCATTTTACAGCCTTAAAGAATCCGAAGACTCCATGAGTCTCTCTCTGGACGCTGACTCCGATATCCGTAAAAGCGAACACGAACGGAGCGAGGACGATAGCGAATATAACTGCAGCAGTAATAAAGCGACGCATATAAATCCCGCCTCGAGCTGCTGCTCGGTCCGCAGAATCATCCGCTACAGTCTGCCTGGCGATCATGCGCTCGAATAGTCGAGCCTGGCTATCTGCCTGCGCTGCTATCATCTTCATTACGAAGCCGCTTACGCCGCCTCCGAGCATTGCTAGTAGTTCTGGAGTCATAATTTATTTTTTAAATATGTGCCACCATGCGATCGCGAGAGATGCTAATCCCCCGCAGAGAAGAGCGAAGATGCTTGCTAGATCATTCGCGCTAGAGATGGATGCTGTCATCTGAGCGACTCCTAGAGTCCCCCAGATTTTAAAGTGTTCGATAAGTTGCTCGTTCATGGTAAGTTCTAGCAGTAAATCTGTCCTGCGTTTTCTATAGAGTTATATAGACTTATATCGTCTGCGTAAAGTTCCTCGACTCTCTTTATCTCATCGTCTGTTAAGATAGGCTTTGGGCTGTTGTTACTATTAGAGTCGTTTACTCTAGCGATCTCATCGAGACCTAGATCTCTCGCTATCTCTTTAATATGCTCTGGGAACTTATATAGAGTAGCTCCTTCGACTAGGTATGCGCTCGTGGGTTTAGTATGAAAGCTATAACGATTCCTCTCTATCCTACTGATCTCCTGCGCTGCTGTTCTATCCTCCTGTGCGCAGGCAGATCTAAATCGCTCGACTGGATCTCTTACGGGTATGATCGGACAGTTAGCTTCCTGCGTCTGCGGAACTCGATTCTGGAAGCCTGGAGCATTAGAGAGAAGCATTACCTCCGAGACATCGTCTCTGCCGTCGATGTAGATAGCCTTAGCGATAGCGGACGATCCGCTTTTACCGATCATAGCGATCTGCTTATCTCCGAAGATGATGTAGTTATTCCCGCGCTTCATTTAAAAGCGGATCTGGCAGTGTTCAAGTGTTTCTGGCTGGCGACAATTGATAATGCCATTGCCACTAGGAAGAAAGACTGTTGCGGAAATAAGGTTGTTACCCTCCATTTTCTTTTCGTCGTAAATTGCTTGTGCCGCTTCTGCGTCTGCTGCGTCTGGTGTAGAATATTGACTAGCTTTCCAAGCAGTAATTGCCGTGAGCTTTTCCTGCTCGTCAGCATTCTCATCGTGTATCAAATCCTTTAGCTCTTGAGGCATTGGACTTGGCTGCGATAGCATCCAGACTGAGTCTTTTAGATGTAAGATTTTGTTTTCCATATTATCCTATGTTCACCTCATTGAAATTTTCATCTAAGCAAAGTCGAACCACTCCAGTTCCAGAATTGGCAAACGAAAATTGTCCAGCTCTGCATCTTAAAATAGCACCGTCATTTGAGGAATTTAATTTACCAAAGCTGTTATCTCCAGCAGTGCAGTTTTCAATTATTGCACCAGCTTCAATTGTCCCTGTCCCATTTAATGCAGCCACAAATGATTGAATACCTGCTTCACAATTGATGGCTTTTCCTTTAAAACTAGTTGAACTTAAACTAGAATTTAAAAAGCCAAATGATTTGTCCCCAGCTTTACAACCAATGTAAGTTGCGTTCATATCTCGCGTCACATTTTGATCAGTATTTCTAGCGAAAAAGGATTGATCACCAGCAGTGCAATTTTTATATGTCCCATAAACGCCGCTAGTCGCACCCCATACAATTTTGTTTGAATTACTAGCGAAGGCATAAAGACCAGCAGTGCAATTTTCAGTCACTCCGTCTGCACCTTGTTGCCCGAAAGACCCATTTCCTGCTGCTGTGCAGTTTTTAATTGTGCCGTTATTAATTGATCCAAGATCACCGCCAAATGATCTAGAATTAGTGCCTCCGTCGCATCCATCGATTATTCCGCTATTTGTTTCCATGTAAAAGTTACTGCTGCATTTTACATTTTGAATCAATCCAAAATTTTCAACGAAACTACTTAAATTCCCGCAAATTATATTTTTTATAACTCCGTAGTTTCCAGCATCCTCGTAGCCTGATGTAATCGTAAGGTTATCGATAGTTGCATAATTTAAAGCACTCGCTCCATCAAGTGAAAGGCTCCCCACTGTAACAGTTCCTATTCCGATGATATTTACAAATAAATCGGATGGAGTATAAATGTTCCCATAAGTCCCGCTCGTTACAATAAGTGATGCAAGATTTGTCGCGGACAAGGGATTTCCGTTGGGAGTTAATGCTGCCGCTTCGTCATACTTATCCTGGATGTTGTCGCCATCGTTGCACCAAATTACTGAGTCAGTATCTAAGAGATTATTCCTAGCTGCTGCGTAGTCTGCGGAAGCTAGAAAAGCCTGTATGTCTCCAGACAAGGGAGTAGGAGCAGGGATATATCCTGCGAATCCTTCGCCGATAACTTCACCAGTCAAATCGATTCGAGTCTGTAGGACTGTGATAATATCTCCGAGAGAATCCGTCAGCTCGATCTCAAAGAATGTTTTAACAGATGTAGCGTCTCCGAGTAGATCATAGATTCCTGCTGTCGATAGAGGAATAGTTCCTCGAACTCCGTCGCCCGCGATGTTTGTGAATGCGTCTGTAAACGCGACAGGATTAGCGTATAGACGCCATAGCCAGATCTCCTTAGTCGTAGCGTCTCCTAATTGTAGAGTCTGTCTGTCTACTGTGCTACGAGGAGTAAGGTCGGACGAGTCGATCGCTGGAACTGTCTGCGCTCCTACTGCGTCGAATGATACTTTGAAAACAAACGGAGCAAGCTCTACGACTGTGCAACCATTGCCAGTCGCGGATTCGATAGTCGCTTCTAGCTCTGCTGCGCTATGGTTATAATCTAAAGAAAAACCTCCAACCTCGTATGTCCCAGATTCTGGACGAGCGTTTAAGTCCCCTACTCCCATTCGGACTACTGGATAGTCCTGGATGTTAAGTAGCCCTTCTGTGCCTGTTAGAAACAGGTCGAAGACTAGACTATCTCCAGCGACGAACGGAGAGAACTTCTTACTGCGTAAGTCATCGGCTGCTCTGCAGCGCGAATTAGTCAGCGTTTCAGAGTCGAAGTTTATGAATAGATTTTGTCCCATTTAAAATAACTCTATTGTCAAGTTACTCCTGCCAGGCTTCATGCTTTCGGACGTGTTCGATAACCTGGTCGAAGGTCTGATCGAGGTCGATAGGAGGCTTCCATCCTGCAGCGTAGATCTTGCTGCTATCTAGAGCATAGCGTAGATCGTGTCCTGCTCTCGTCTTGTGGAAGTCTACGAACTCGTATCTAAGCTCCTCCCCCATTCGATCTGCTATCCTCTGCGCTAGTTCCAGGTTCGTTATCTCTTCGATTCCTGCGATGTTAAATTTAGTCATGCGATCTTCTTCCCCGTAGGTCGCGAAGTCGATCTCCTGGAGCATGAAGAGCCAGGCGTCCGCTAGATTCCTACAGTCGATATACATCCTCGATCCTACTTTATCTGGCTGACCGTGGACAGTAACTGTCTCCCCCTTATGGACCCTGGAGACGATCTTAGGAAGATACTTCTCTGCGTCCTGCATCGTTCCGATCATATTCATACAGTGCGTTATGGCGATCGGCGTTCCGTAGGTTCTCCAGTAAGCGAAGCAGAGAGCGTCCTGCGCTGCCTTCGATGCTGCGTAGGGATTAGAAGGAGCGATAACGTCCCATTCGTGATGACAATGGTCGCCGTATGCGGAGCCGAAAACTTCATCCGTAGAGCAGTGAATAAACTTATCTAGACCAGGAAGCTCGCGAGCATACTGTAGGATGTTCCCGATTAGCCTGGTATTCGATTCCCAGACATGGACGGGATCCTCGATCGATGTGTCTACGTGAGAGATAGACGCGCAGTTAATAATGTAGTCGATGTCTCCGATACGAGTCGCAGTTCGCTTCGAGATAGGAGCGTTTAGATCGTGACAGATCATCGAGTATCGAGGATCCGCAGAGATCCGCTCTGCGTCTCCCATGTGTCTAAAGGAGTCGAGTCCGACGACTTCCCATTCTGTATTCTCCAGGATCCATTTAGCCGTATGAGATCCGACGAAGCCTGCGCTGCCTGTTATTAGTATTCTTTTCATATAAATTTATGGAATGGAACCCTGCGATAGCGCAGATGCCCTTTAGTCTCTCCCTCTGGTTCGTGGTAACTCTTTAGAGTAGTGAGTCCTCCTTCTGCCTTGTCGTCTCTTACTACGTGATCGCAGACTGTATGCGTAATACAACAGAAGCGGAGTCCTTCTGGATGCCACTTATGCCAGTTAAGATATAGATCTTGCGTTCCTCCTCCGTCGTATCCGTCGAAGTGCGCTAGATTCGCTGCTGTCTTGCTCATTAGAGTGCAGCCGAGACCAGTCCAGTCCGTCTCGATAACGGCTCCTCTCCCCGTTCCGACGTGACTATTATCGAGCCAGCCTCGACGCCGCCATTTCTTAGCGTTAAGCTCGAAGACGTTGCCGCTAGGAGGACACTTCTTAATTAACTCGAGGATCCTTCCCATCCTCTTCTGCTCCTTCTCGATAGACTCTCGCTCGATATCCTTATCGTTTAACCTCTCCTCGCATCGATCTAGTAGTAGCTTTAGCTTACTAGGAAGAGTCCTCTCCTCTGGTAGATAGTCCTCCGCGATCGGATGACGATAGCTTCCGTAGCCGCCTAGAAAGCTTCCTCCTCCCTGCGAAGGGTAAGTGACGAAAGCGACATCGTAGTAGCCTCTGTCGAAGCGTAGCATATCTAGAGAGACAGATAGAGCGTTATGAGGAACGAGGACATCCGCTTCGACGCTCCAGAGAAAGTCGCAGCCCCAGCGACGAGCAGCGTCGAATCCTGTAGACTGAAGAGAAGCGATAAGTATCTGTCTATCCTTCTTATAGTGTTCTCCGCTCTCCTCCATCTCGATCGCGATAATCTCGCGATCCTCGAAGTCTGCAGCCATTTTATCGACTAGACTCTTACTAGACTTATCCGTTACAACGATCAGCCTATGCTCGAACTCTGAGATCTCGTTATCGATAGCCGTCCTAGTTCTGCGCAGGCAGACTTCGAGCGGATCGAGATAGGACTTTGTAGCGACTATGACAGTGGCGATCTTCATGGGAGAAAATAAAGATAGGATGTTCGCTTCTGTCAAATCTGCGCTAGTAATAAGGATACGGACCGTAGTAATAGCTGCTGGAATAATAGTAGTAGAAATCTCGAATCTGATTCCTGTCGTAGGTTTTTTGACCTTCCCCTACGTATAAGTAAGTGCTTCTCGGATTAAATATTACGCTATTCGCTGGCAGAGATATGCTTCTTTCTGGATGTTCTACTGAAGTTACATCTGTAGTATTCTGCGTAATAAGAGAAGAGTCAGTAGAGCCGAAAGCATAAAAAGAGTAAGGAGGTGCGACTGCTCGGTATTCAAAAATACCAGTTTCATCCGTAAACTTTTGACCTCCTAGAATTATTGTCGGATTCAAATATCCAAAAAAAGGAGTGTTGTCAGAAACTTTTAGAACTGTCCTCTGTCCTTCCTCGTATACTGCTCCTAATCCAGGTTTAACTATTCCGAAAAGCTCCGAGGAAAAAGACTGAGTGTTTAGACTAGATCCTGCTGTCCCAGTTTTGGTGGTCGAATATATACCAGTCGATGAGAATCGAATTATAGACGATCCGATTCCTTCGTCGCTGTAGCTATACTGCATCGAGTCGATCGAGCTTACGATGTCGCCGTATCTCTCATGCGGGAAATATGTTAGATATCTATTAAGTTTTAGCTCTAATCCTAGAGCTAGTCCTGCGCTGTAAGTGTAGCTATTAGACTCTGCTGTGTTCCCTGTTATGTTCATCGTAGCAGCAGGAGTAGTATAAGTAGTCGAAGTAATTACTTCGTCTGCTATCGTCATTGATCTAGTGCTACGAACTGCTCCCGATACGTCGCTCGACTTTTCATACTGAACTCCTCCCTGCCGACCCTTGTCGTAGGTTATTAATTTTTCACTATGATAATTAATACTAAAGCCTTGGTTCTTGTCGGTATAGGCTCTATTTTGAATTGTCCCGTTTGTTTCCTTTATAGTTAAGCGTGTCGATAGATCTGGATTCTGGTTTCCTATTGGGACAATAGTGTTATATGTATCGCTTGTAAATATACTTGAGATCCAATTGAAAATAGATGTTCCATCTATTGCTGAGTATCTAGTAGATCTTTGAAATGTTGTGGTAGTATATCCAGAGAAAACAGTAGCTATCGAGTTAGGATAAGCGCTTGTCGTTTCGTAATAACTATATCCCGAAGAGACTCCCTCTTCACTGTAGTAATCACTTTCGGTTATATCTGTAAAAACTTTAGCCGAACTTGTAAGGCGACCGAAATCTACAGTCTCCGTTAGTTCGATAGACGTAGTCGATATAATACTTAATTCAGACGAAGCAGAAATTATCGTATCTACTTCATCTTCCGAAAAATAGGAAGCCTTCCATAGATCGAGATTCGCTGTATTAAAATTTCCTTGGTAAAGTTCCACCTCATAAGTGTTAAAGTCTGTATGTTGCGATACGGATGGATCTGAGAAAGTAGATCCGAACGTCGCCCCCGTTATAACTCCGTTATCGAGCGTATCTCCTCCAGAGATAAAAGCTCCTCCCCCGTGTATCGTAGACAATCCGTAAAACCTCCCTACTTTTTCTGTTAGTTGCTCTTCCTCGGTTGAATATTCTTCAATACTTCGGACGAATGTATAGTTAGAGTTAGAGAAGTCCCTCGTCGTAGTTTTAACGGAGTAGGAGCTGCTTTCTGTCTCTATTAAATTAGAGGAAGAAGAAGAGTAGCTAATGCTTTTAGATGTGGTAACTGTAGAAGGATATCCTGCGTTAAATGTAGATGTAGATAGAGCTGTTGCGATTAGATGTGTAGGGTAAACTCCTTGTATCGTGTTTTCTCCTTCATCTTCCTCCTGATCCGATTGCGGAGGAATAGGTGTTCCTGTGTTTGCAACTGTAGTAGATCCAGAGCTAGAAGATATAGAAGTTTTTTCCGTAATCACTCCATCTGTTCCCATTAAATATGTTTCTCCGTATTCCAAGTAGGAATAGCTAGTGCTACTTCCGAAGTTGCTGACGACAGACACGCCTGTATCTGGCAAAGTCCCCGTCTGAATTGTGTAGCTTCGCGAAGAAGTAAAAGAAGCTTCGAAATCAGTCGTCGAAACGAGTTCAGTCGAGTTAAATTTAGTAGTTGCGCTTTGAACCGAACTAAAAGTCGCGCCGTAAGTTCGCCCATTAGCCGCATCGCCGTCTGATGCATTGAATCCTGCGCTAGAATAGTCCTCTCCTTCTTGTGCTTGAGTCTCATAAGTCGAAAGATAAAACGCATAAGTTAACTCATCCCTAGTCGCAGTATTATTTATTGTAAAAGAGTATTCTATTCCGTTGTCAGCATTTGTAGCATTTGTGCTTTTTGAAAAATAACCACTATCATACCATCCATTTGTGTCATAGGAACTAACTTGGATACGATCAAGAGTGATGCTTTCAGTAGTATCGCCAAGAGCCCCTTGTGATATCGTGTTAACGCTTTCTTGACTAAAGACTCTGCTCGTAGTTGGGATGCCAGTAGTATAGCTGTAAGCGACGCCGTAGTTCCTCTGCGCTGTAGGAGTATAGTGCGTAAAAGCCATAGCGTCTTTTTATCCTGCAGTCTGCTTCCAAGTATAATAAATGTCGTTCGGATATTCTCCTATCGCTACAGATTCCTTTGGCTGCTCGAAAGCGACATGGATCGAGAAGAATAAGTTATGATCTACGAGCTGACTAATTAGACTGGTCTCTCCTACGATCGCTATCGGATATTTAAAAGTAGTATTTACTCCGTTCTCTACGAACTCGATTCCGTCGGGAGGACTATTCTCTAGGACTAGATCTACGGACGTTACGCCGTCCGAGTCTCCTGCGATCTCGAGGCAGAGATAGTTAGTCCCCGACGATCCTTCGACCTCTAAATTCGAAGGGATTAAGCCATTAACTAGACCTGGGTTAATTACTATCGCTGATTCGCTTACAGAGATAACTTCGAACGGACGATATCTGATATAGGGCTGCCCGTCCTTGCCTGGAGCAATCAGCAGCGATCCGTCTTGGTTTTGCTTTACGGATATGCCTCCCGCTCCTGTAGAGTTTAGGAGTCCGTTAATCGTGTCGATAATCTCATTCGCTTTATCTGTATCGAGAAGAGAAGGAGCTTCGTTTCTAGTGAGTCTCTCAATCATACGATAAACGAACTTACGATCTCAAAAGTTTTATTGTAGTAAATATTCCCAGCATATTTACCAGCCTCGTATTTTATAGGTTTGCTCGGAGTTCCGACAGAAAAGTCGAAAGTCATATCTGTATCGATATTTCCCTCTGTCCCGTTCTGATCATTCGGCTCATAGTCTGCAGTCGCAATCGTAAACGGCGCGAGCGTCCCGCTTTGGATTTGATCAATAGAGGCAGACGCATATTCATGCTTTACTCTGACTACGCAGTTTATAGATCCAGACTTCTGCTCTGTCGATGCGAATACATTCTCGTCGAAATTCCTGACGTCTTCTATCCCTTGTAGATTGAGCCAAGCGAATACCTCAGAAGTAGTAATTATTATAGGTCCAGAGCCAGTAACAGTTACTCCGACGAACTTAGTAAAAGGAACATTCTGCGCTTCAAACGAATACCACGTCGAAGGGACGACCGCATATTTAGACTCGATATTAAATAGTCCCCCGCCGATGTCAGATGTAGATTCCTCATACAAAAAATAGTCGCTTTTCTTAGGATGTGGGACTCCTATTTTAGTAGGCTCGTAGGACTCTTTAGATTGTGCAGACGTCTCTACTATTACGTATGACTCTGGAATGTTCGGATCTTTAAAAAAGAATTTAGCATTCTCATCTAATGATATTCTCTGCTCTCTACTGTTAGGGAGATCGTCTATAAGTTCAAATGCCATAGCTTATTGAGAAACAAATTTGCCCTCTAAGGTTTGATTGATTTTTTCGAGTAAAGCTTCGGAGGGATCCTTATCAATCTGCTTTTGTAAACCTGCTTGCATCTCTGCCTCTGTGAACTTGCGTCCCTTCTTCCCTCCGACGAACTGCTGGAAGCCGCCTCCAGCTAGACGATCGAATCGTATGTCTTCTCCGTTTTCTCCTTTACCTTTTCCTGCTATGTTAGATGCCTTCTTTAGGTCTTTTCCAGTTAGAGAACTCTTAGCTTCACTATCTTCTGCTTTATCTTCTGCCTCTGCAGTCTTATTAGCCAGGAGAGTCGCTTCCTCCTGGGAGATGTTATACTGCTTCATTAGGTCCAGGATCTTCTGGGCTAATTCAGCTCGACGCTCCATCGCTTTCTGCGCTTCCTTTTCTCCGTTCGCCTGTGCGCGGATCGCTTTAAGCTTCATCTCGTTAATCTTCTTCTCGAGTTCCTCGAACTTCTTTTCCTTTCCTTCGTCTGGATCCGACTCGTCCGCTAGTCTCTCCGCTAGAGCGATAGCTTCTTCCTGGGAAAGATTATAGTCCTTCATTAATTTTACCGCTTTCTCGGATATCTTAATTCTATGATCTAATGATTCCTGCGCTGCCTTGTCTCCGCTTGCCTGTGCGCGAATAGATTCTAGCTTTAGAGCTTTTATCTTTTCCTCCATTTTTAGAATCTTTCCAGATACAGATGGATCATCGCCGCCGTCTCCTCCCGCCAGGTTTTCATCTATATCTTCTCCTGCCTTCTTACTCTCGTCTACTGCATATCCGAATAGATCTGCGAAGCCGTCCTTAATTTTCTTATTACGTTCCTTCGAGTCTATCTCCATTAACTGATTAACCGACTTCATCTCTGCGTCTGCTTTGCTATAAGCCGCAGAGATTTCCTTTGGTATATTCAGCAGTTCTTTACCTGCAGAACTTGCTGCTTCCTTAGCTTCTTCGATAGATTTTTTAGCTCCAGAGAAGTCTCCGCTAGCCGCTTGTCCTGCTGCTTTTATAGAAAGTCCGAACGCCTCGAATGCCTTTATCGCAGGATCTAATGTAGACATTAACCCCGATCCTAAGAATGTAAGGAACGAACTTAGCTTTATAGATAGGCTGACCATAGCGTCTCCTAAATGTCCGAAGGTTTCTCTAAAGATAACGAATGCTGGAATAACATAGCTAAGGACATAAGCCGTCGCTACTGTCATTCCATTCGTGAAGATTCCGATCGTGTCTGCGGCTTCATCCATCTTCTTTATGACGTCGTTATCCATTACCTGCCCAGCCTTTTTCATCTGTTCCGTCAAGCTAGGCAGTCCCTCGTCGTTCATGCGTCGTAAGACCTCGAGCATCTTAGGACCAGCTCTAGTTCCTAGAATTGCTGCGATGTCAGCGAACGCCTCCTGGGATTTCCCTGCAGCATTATAGGCTTTAGCTATCGCTTCTAGTTTCTTCTCTGTAGGGAGCTGTGCGAACTCTGCTAGATTTATCCCCAGGCGATCGAATGAATCAGCGTATAGCTTGTTACCATCCATCGCCTCCTGCGTCCGAATGGTTATAGCCATTAACGCTTTCTCTAGAGTTCCCTGTGCGACGCCTGCCTTAGCAGCGACCGCCATAAGAACCTGGAGCGACTCTGCATTTATTCGTAGCTGCTCGCTGAGATCGCTAATTTTAGATCCCAGGTCGATCGCTTTTCTAGCCATCGCAGTAAAGCCGATCGCTGCGATAGCTGGTCCGATCGCTGCGACAGCAGCCTTAAACTTTCCTACCCTACCTTCTGCCTTCGCGAGACCAGTCTGTAGAGCTTTCGAGTCGATTCCTATTTTAGCGAGTAGTGAGAAATTAGCCATCTTCGTTTAGTCTTTTCAGTTCGGCGGCTTTCGCCTTCTGGGTTATGCCATTGCGGAGAGAATACTTCTCGCCTAGATTGCGCTGTGTAATGCGCTGTAATAGCTGTAGAGCCGTCGATAGAGGTAGATCTAATACCGAGTCCAGGCTCCAGCTATAATTAGATGCTAGGCTATCTACGAGCGACATGGTAGATACCGAGCTGTCGAACTCATTTTCTACTGCGTTCGACGATCCGAATGACGGCGTATCATTAAAGGCTGCATGGAAGTAGCAGATGATTTCCTCTCTTACCGTTTCATGATCCTTTAGGATCTTACCTATCTTCCTGGCGTATCTCTTCTTGAAGAAATATCGATCGCTGGACAGCATGAAGACGAACGCCAGGAGATCGTCTAGACCTGGCATCTCTCCAGAGACCAGCCTGTTCTCTGAGAACTCTAGATTGATCAGATCCCTTACGGTTATCTGCCTTAACTTAAAGCAGGCGACCTCCTGGTCTACTCCGATAACAGCTTCGAGCCGCAGCCTCTTTTCAAAGGCTGCGGCGTCTGCGATGCGATCCCTGGCGGCATCGTCAAAACTGACCGCCTTTAATTGCATTCTCTAATTAGTTGATTTTTACGTATCCGCTAATAGAGTAGCGACGGTAGTCTGCTTGTGTCTCGTTAAGATCTACGCCTGTTACGTTGATCGAGAAGGCTCCATAAGTTACGGTATCTCCGATTGCAGGAGGAGAATCTGCGTCTCCCATTTGAACCGTGAGAGATGCCTCCTGTCGCTGGGGAACGATAGTCGAGCCGAGAGGTTCGCCGTCTCCGTTATCGAGATCGACTCGATTTGCTGGAGTCGTGAGAGTAAAACTCTCGACGATCATGCTGCTAAATTGTGCTGTATTTATTCCGAAGAGTTCGGATCCGTCTTGTGTGATTGCCATAATGATATGTAGTTAATTTTAAAGTTGAGGTTCAAAAAAGCATAGACTGTCAATTTTAGAACTGGTCTGGATTAATCGTAAACTGGATCTCGTAAGTCAGAGTCGATACTGCCAGGTCTCCGTCTACCTCGAAGTCCGTCCCAGACGGCTTCATGTATTTTACCTGGTAGTAGGGTAGAGCGTCCCAGCCTGTAGTAAACGCAGGAGCGGGAGAGGCTCCGTCCTCGTCGATCGTCCAGGTCGTGACTAGATCTGGAGTTAGAGTGTCCTCTGTGGAGCTGTAGAAAGACTTAGAGGATCCGTTATCCTCTAGGATTATATTCCATTCCGTCCCAGACCATCGGATCTGGACCTTCTTACTGCCGACTCCATTAACGCTTCTATATTCGTCCTTACCGTTAAGGACGCCTGTTACGTAAAAACCTGCATTTACTGCAGAGGTTCCAGCTCCATTAGCTGAGATGTCCGCTCCGCTCCAGTTAGCCGAGCCGAGCAGCATAGCCTTTCGGGCTGCTATCCTGTAGGCTCTGTGGTCTACCTGTGTAGCGTCGATGCTCGCGTCTGATACGATCGCTATAGTAAAGTTCGCGCTGTATTGAGTATACTCTATGTCGCCGTTATCGATTTTAGTAGGAGGATCCTGGGATCCCTGGACGTCGCAACGGACCGAGATCCGAGGAGACACAAACGAATCCTGCCCCAGGGAAGCATAGAAAGAATTTACAGAGAGACCCGTCGCCTGGGAGAGGAAGTCTATCGAGGTCTCCTCGATGTTAGTTTCGAAGTCGAAAGCGTTCATGGGTTATCTCTGGAATTGAGACGCGCAGTCGAGTCGTCTAGTGACTCCGACGCAGTCGTCGTGGACCGATACTACTTTGTAGTTAGTAGTCCCGTCCGTTAAGATCATTCCCTTTGACGGGAGGATAGAGTAATCTGCTCGAGCCAGGTAGAACTTAGTGTCGATCATCTCCTCGCGTCCGTCCTCGTAGATGTCGAAGCTCGACTCTGCGTCCTGCTTGTTCGCAGAGTAAGTTTCTCCGTTACCAGGGAGAGAAGTTAGCGAGACGTTTATCTGCGCAATCGCGAACTTTAGATTATCTGATATCAAATCTGTTAGGCTCATTTACTAATAGCCTCCATGTAAACACGAAAAAGCCTCCTGCTTTCGCGGGAGGCTTTTAACTTTTTGTGATGCTCCCCAGCATCGCTTAACTACTGATTAAAATTCGCGATCCATATCGAGAGATCCTACTGCATGGCGATCACACTGTAGCTCGTAAGATTCTGCTACCGAAGTAACTGTCCAAAGATCGCTGCCTGCTAGCTGATCTAATGTAGGATCGAATCGACGAACTTTCGCCTCGAAAGATTCTGCTGCATCGTAAGAGTCGAATGTTTGATGATTCGCTACTGTAGTAGTAAAATGACCTTCGTTAAAATAAGCCGCTACGAAGTGCTGACCGTCTTTATAAGAATCTATATATGTGTTTATCATGTCGTGTTTTTTTTGTCGTGTTAAGTTCGAGGCGTGAATCGCTCCGATATGACAGATAAAGAACTACGAAATATAGGACGTCAATAGTTATTTTCACTATTTTATCACTTTTTTTTAAACACGAAAAAGCCTCTCCTGGTTAAAGGAGAGGCTTCGAAGTTTAGAGGTAGGAGAAAAACTACGCTGCTGTAATCTTTTCGCAGGCGTTGGTGTTAATGATCGCCTCGTCTACGCTATTGAAGACGCGCAGGACATCGCTCTTAATAGGCTCGTCGCGATAAGACTCTGCGCTGAATACGCCTCCGTCTGGAGTGTAAGCGAGAGTCCGACCGAAGCCGCCGTTAGCGAAGTCGCCGCCGCCTACTTGACCTACGAAGTAAGTCGAGTCGGACCAGATCTTAGTGCGAGCTGCTGCCTTACCCTTTGCTGCGCTGTTGTAGCGAGTTGGGCAGAGGATGATTTGATTAACACCGAGAGCGTCGAGGATGACCTGGCGATTGGTGTATTGACCATTTCCGTTAAAGATCTCGCGAACGTCGAGAGTGTTAATCATCTCGTTAAAGAGAGAAGTCTCGATAATAAGAGCGAGGCTATCATAGAAGCCGTTTCCGTTGAGACGCTCTACTGCGTTCTGGATCGAGCTAATTGGCTTTGCTACTAACGAGTCAGACATCGCGCCGCCTGTTTGAGCAGTCGCGTTAAACGCTGCGCCATTGATAGCTGCTGCGACGCGAAGCTCATGACCTACCATGATATCGCGCTGAAGCTTCTGAGCGATAGCTGCTGCCGAATCGGATACGCCGTCGTCGCTTGCTTTAGTAAGATCTTCGTCTGGAAGCAGACCCTCGAGAGCGTATTGCTGGCAGGAGTAGTCTTGCTGCCCGTAAGCGAAGTCGCGACGAGCGAATGCAGAACCAGCAGCGCGAGCTACCGATGCGTTAAGATCGAACTGGTCGTCGCCGAATACAGGATACTGACCTGTCTTAGTCGCGACATCGCGAACAGGAAGGATCTGAGTTCCGACGAATTTGTTCTCGCCGATCTTGTTAAGTGCCTCTGAGAGGACTGGATTAAATGTAGCTGAAGTATATAAGCTCATGATTATTTAATTCTAATTGATTATGATTGATTAGGAATGGATTGGAGTGACTTCGATGACGTCGCCGTCCGCAGTCGCTGCTGTTAGAGTAATGCCGATCTTATCACCGCTAGAGCCAGATGCGCTCAACTTGCCAGCAGCATCGCCGTAGACGATGTCACCGATAGATAGAGCTTCTGCTGCTGTGCCGTAGCTTGTGCCGCCGCCATGCGTTAGAGAGATAGTAGCTGCCTCGCCAGAAGCGACTGGAGCGATGGTGAATCCGACTTTAGGCTCTGCTGCTGCAGCAGTAGCTTTTATGACGGTTCCGTCTGATTCGACTTTTACGAGCAGATAGGCAGCGAGTGCTTCACCTGCTACGAAAGTGCGGGAGTTATTTTGAACAGTAGTTGCTGACATAATGATTTTAGTTTAGATTAGTTAGGGTATGCGATAACTTCGATAACGTCGCCATCTGCAGTTGCTGCAGAAACAGCGAGTCCGATTCGTTGCGCACCGACTCCAGTAGCGGAGACTTTACCTCCAGCCGCAGAGTAAATGACTTGTCCGATAGCGACTGCGCCGTCTGCGATTGCGTAGCTAGTGCCACCACCAACGACGAGAGAGATTGTAGCTGCTTCGCCAGAAGCGACAGGAGCGATAGTGTAGCCGATTTGAGTGGCGACGCTAGTTTCCGAAGCTTTAGTTACTGAGCCGTCAGACTCAATATCGACAAGCATATAGGCATCTAGTGCCTCGCCTGCTACGAAAGTGCGGGTATTGTTTTTTACAGTTGTTACTGACATGATAATTATAATTTAGTGATTAGAGCTTGAAGATTTCTGGACGATCTTTGCCGAGGCGAAGGGTCGCTGCGAACTCTGAGATATTGTTTTCTTTTGCGAACTCGGAGATAACTTTAGCTCGGCTAGATTTGCCAGGCTCGTAGACTTCGTCTCCCGCAGGAGCGTCGATCAGATCAGATCCTTCGATAAGTTTCTTAAGTGTTGCGATTTCAGAGGACATCTCAGAAAGTTTAGTCTGCATCTCCTCCTCTTTTGTTTCTAGCTCTTCGCCTTTCTCGGATAGATCTTCGTCTTTCTCTTCGAGCTTCGACTTTAATTCCTCGATCTCTTCGAGCTTAGAGGCGATGTCTTTTTCGAGTTCTTCGATCTGCTCCTCCATGGGACGAACATCTGGAAGAGTTTTGCTTTCGCGCATCTCTTCCTCTTCGGATTCTTCTGCGACTACATCTTCTGCACCTTCTGCATCTTCTACAGATTCTTCTGCATCTTCTACAGATTCTTCTGCATCTTCTACAGATTCCTCTGCGTCTTCGATCTCTTCTTCTACGAGAGAGGCTTTATCTTCAAAGCTGATTTGCAACTCTTCTACTAGAGCTTCGGCTTCAGTTACGCTTAGAGCGAGAGATTTATTCTTCTCCTCTAGGTCTTTGTTTAGTTCTATGAGTTCTGCTTTAGTCATCTTATTAGTGGGTTTAGTGTCAATTTTAGAAAATAGACCGCGATCATTTGCGGCTGGAGTATCTACAAAGTCTGCGCTCGAGACCTCCTCTACGCGAATAGATGGATAATCGAATAGAGCGTCGTCTGGTTTCTCTGCTGTTTCTACGTCTCCGCTCTCGGTCGCCCAGGCTGCGTTAGCGGAGAACACGATCGAGAGACCGAATCTCTCTGGCATCTTCTCCGCGAGTTCGAATAGACGATTGTATTTTTTAGACTCGTCCTCCATGAAGGATTCGAAAGCCTGGAAGTCTCCTAGGAGGCGATCTCCTTCGATGCGAAAGTTATCGAATAGACCGATCTCGCGAGTGAGTCGATCCTCGAAGATCGCTCCCTGGTGCGTAATGTAAGCAGGCAAGCGAACTCCGTCTAGTTCGTCCTCGATCATCTCGAGAGATTTACTGTCAATATATAGCCCGTGTCCTAGAGCTGGACCGATAGAGATTAGAGCGACAGAGGACATGGTCCCTTGCTCCTTATTAACCTGGGTCTCGCTAAGAGCTGCTGCTCCGAATGCAAATTGTTTCGACATACTGTTCTGCTCCTTGTCAATTTGTTTGAGTTTTGAGGACGCCCAATTAACTCCAGCAGAGCCTCCCCAGGCGTCCCACATTAGACCGCCGCAGCCTTCCGAGTAGGGAACGTCCTTGCTCTTTTGATGTCGCTTAAATGACGCCATACGAGCGATCGTATCGCGGCTGATCTTCTCGCGCTTCGCTAATTGGTTAGCTCTCGCCCATCCGACGGGAGTCCCGCATTTGTTATCGGGATTCTCGTCCTTATATTTTAAAGCTCGCTTCGCGTTATTAGACGCTGCCTCTGGATAGTCGTTATAGCTCTTATCCATTGGCTATTTTTCTCGCCTGCTCTTCTGATAATCCGAAGATCGAGGTAAGCATAGTAACTACCTGCTCTACGTCGATCAGTCCTTCTCCTAGGCTCTTTAGGAGATCGCCTATGGCTTGGACTCCTCCGACTCCGATCTTAGTTATGAGAGGCTCTACGACGACCTCGCTCTCCTCTGCTCCTTCTCTCTGTGACTTAAACTGCTCCTGCGTGGTAAGCTCTGAGAAGTTCGCGCTCGCGCTTGTATTGTAGAAATTTACTAGATCATACCAGGATCCCAGGTTATTCTCCTTAGCGATCTTCTTAGCCTGGACGATGTTCTGTGCCTTCCGAGTCATTACCTCCTCCGCAGTATATCCGAAGGGAGCAGTGATGTCATCGAGAGACATGGCTCCCGCTCTGAAGTATTCCATGTCCGCTTTAACTTGCGCAGACTTATTGATCCAGCGAAAGGCTGGACGCTGCCATCGGACCGCGAAGGGATTAGCTGCAGCCGAGACATTTATATTACCTGCTGCGATTTGCTGAGATAACCAGCGACGATAGAGCCTACTCATCACTCGGATCAGATCCGACTGATAGCTCTCGACTGTCTGCTGGTATTGAAGGACGACCCCCTGGCTCGCAGAGAAGGAGCTTCCTCCGATCTCCATTAACAGGAACTCGAGCGGGATTCCTACTGCGCTTCCTACTTTACGCAGGAGATAGCTTACCCATTGGATCCCGTCTACGTTCGGACGCCCGTTCGCTCCGATAACGCTAATGTCCTCTCCTGGTTCTAGGTAGTGAAAACGTCCTGGCTGGAACTCCTCTAGATTGCCTAGAGCGTCCTGCTCGCCGCCATCCATTCGATTCTGCAGTTCGAACTCGTAAGAGTTCTCTCGCTTTACTGCGACCGCTAGAGACGCGCTTACCTTAGCCGCCATCATTTCGACTCGATCGTATTCGTCGCAGTCCTGCAGAGTGTTAATAACAGGAGCCAGTTCTGGGACGCCTCGATACTGAGTCGGTCTGACTCTGCGCAGGAATGGAATAAAGTCTCGAGCTGGGATTAGCTGGATGTCTCTTAGGGTTCCAGATACGCGATTACCTACAGAGTAAGAGACAGGCTTTCCGATCCTATCGATCTCTACTCCGTTCTGAAAGCTCGACTCCTCGTTAGATGTAACGGAGCCGCCAGGGTTTCCGATCCTGGAGCCGTCAATAAATTGAACCTGGTCCTTACCTACGATCAGACCGCAGTCTCCGTAGAACAGCAGCGAGTCGATCATCTGCTGTTGCATCTCGCGCATATCCATAGTTCCCGTCGCCTCTGGGGACTCTGCGAACTTGCTCCAGGCTTCCAGGATGCTAGAGTCTGTCTCGTCGTCTCCAGTCGCAGGCTGCGGGATTACTCCCCTGCCTACGATGTCTGCCTTACGCAGCCTGGATAAAGAAGCGACCACAGGGTTATTCCTACGGAACTCCAGACAGGTCGAGATCAGTCGATCTCGATCGTATTGATTAAGCTCGACCTCCTCAGATCGGATGGGAGTATTCCCCCTGGATGCTCTGTATCGAGTATTACTGACAGCGTCATAGCCTTGAAAGGCTCGGACGAATTGCTTTATCGCGAAGGATACTCTGCTCGGTTTTTTAGTTTTGTTAGCCATTAAAGTTACGGATCGATATTCTGTTCTGTCCTCTAGCTCCCAGGGTTCGGTCCTTAAGCGCGATCAGTCTGTCGAGCTTTTCGACCTGGTCGATTAAGCTGCCTACGTCAGCCAGGGAGAAAGTCTGGTCTCCTATGCTGTAGGATGTGATTCCGTCCTCCGCTAGTTTATTTATAGCGATAAGCATCTTGTCGCGGATCGCGATAAGCTGCGCTGTAGTAGTAGTAGCTGCCATTAAAGAGAGACTCGCTGTCAATATGCAGACACAAAAAAGCCTCCCTGCTTTCGCAGGGAGGCTTCGAGTTTTTTTTCTAGTAGATGTTCGTAATCATTTTCGCAGCAGCTTCTGCGACTGTAGGAGCTTCTCTTACGATGTCTCCGTAGATCGCCATGTATTCTTTATCGTCTTCAAATGCCGAGACGCTAAAAGCGACGCTGCCGCTTTCGATAATGTTCCAGCATTCGAAGCCTAGCTCGTCGCTGCTTTCCTCTACGTCTTTCTCGATCGAGAACTTATAGCCGAGCATCTCGATCGATGTCTTGCTGCTTTTAAAAGTGATTGTTTCTGAAGTCCAGTTTTCTGATTTTGTAGTAGTAGTTTTCATGTCGTGTAGTTTTTTGTAGGTTAGATTCGAAGCGTGAATCGCTTCGATACAACAGAGTAAGAACGACAGATCTGATAGCGTCAATAGCTAATTTCACTATTTCTTCACTTTTTTTAGACGCGAAAAAGCCTGCTCAGACACGACTCCGAGCAGGCTTAACCTAACACTAACACGTTTACTACTTAGAGACTGTAGGTCTCTTAAAGAATGCGAACTTGTCGTCGTCGTTCGACTTGCTGAAGGTTGCTTTAAAGCGAACGACGTCGCCGATCTCCGAGTCGCCTAGCTTGCTCGGAACTGATCCCCAGCAGCGTCGTCCGTCTGCGAGTTCGACGATCATCTTGTAGGATCCTCCGAAGCCGTTGTCTTTCCATTTTACAGAAAGGATTTTTCCTTCGACCTCGAAGCGACCGTCCTCCCAGCCAGGAGCGTCTACGAGCTTCGCTTCGCGCTCTGCTGCGAGAGCCTTCTTCTCGTCTGCCTGGCTGACTAGCTTCCGAGCGAAAGCGATCTGACGACGAGAGAGGGAAAAGTATTTCGCGAGCTTGTTAAGCATATCCTCCAGGATCGCGCTCTTCTCTGCGTTCTGCTGCAGGAACTCTCCGACGATACGCCATCTCCAGCTCGCCTTCATGATTCCGCGAAGCAGTCCCTGCTGGATGCGATTCTCGCGATGAGCCTTTTGGATCTCGTCCGCAGTCGAGAAGGCGAGGCGATTGACGCAGATGTTACCGATTACGATTAGCTCGCCGCTAGTGTGGCGATAGAGAGATCCGCTCGAGAGACGCGAGCCGCAATGAGTGCAATGATCGCAGTCGTATCCGTTCGCCTCGAGTTCGTCGTTATAGTCTGCGTCGATAGGATCGTGAGCCTCGCCGTAGCTGCCGCTCTGAGGATTCATAACTTCGTTCTGGCGATGATCGAACTGATCGACGTAAGTGTAGGCTGCAGGCTCGAAGCCTCCTGCGAGGCGATGCTTTTTAATTTTAGTAGTAGTAGTCATGTCGTGTAGTTTTGAAGATTAAAGTTAGAGTGTAGGATGCTCTGCCCCGTAGAGAGAATTGATTATCCGTTGTAGCGATAGACGAAGTAGCTTTTGCAGTCGTTATATCGAGTAGATGTGTAGCTTTCCTTAACATCGCACCAGTCTGAGTTACGCAGAACAGAATAAATTTTGTTAGTAGTTACTCCGAGCTTAACGGCTATGCTTTTTACGTTCCCGCAGGAGCGACCTAGAGTCGAGACGTAACGCTGTTTTTCGAACCATTGTTTGATGCGTTGCTCGAGCGTAGCTTTCTTTAGGAAGTATTTTTTCTTAAGCGAGTTACCTATCTCATCGTCTGCACCGACGAGCCAGGAGGCAGAATTATATACGATGTATTCAACGCCGTTAGAATAAGTGAGGAGCTTGTAGTCGCTGTCGATTGTAGATTTTGTAGTAGTCATGTCGTGTAGTTTTGAAGATTAAAGTTAGAGTGTAGGATGCTCTGCCCCGTAGAGAGTTAGTCTTACATTCCTTCCAGGATGTCGGAGACTAGACCGATCTTGAATGTCGAAAGGAAAGCGAGTCTCTCGTCTACGTTGAAGTCAGAAACTCCGTCTCTGTAATGCTTACGAAGGGAGGCTGATAAGGCTGGAGAAACTGACTCAAACATTTTCAAGAGTGCCTCCATTTGTTGGACCTTATTGTAGAACTCCTCAGAGACGATGACGTCTGCGGATGGCATTGCTGCTCCGTGATTGTTTATAGTAAGAGCTTTTTGTGTAGTAGTAGTCATGTCGTGTAGTTTTTTTTAGGTTAGATTCGAAGCGTTAATCGCTCCGATATGACAGATAAAGAACTACGGAATAGAGGACGTCAATACCTTTTTTCACTTTTTATTAACTTTTTTTTAGAGCCTATTTTCGCTACCAGAAACCAGTCGCAGACCTGTTTCGAGTCGATGCGTCTCGCTTCTTCTTCGGAGCTGGCTCGTCTAGCATCGTAGGCATACTGCCTCGATCGATTCGAGCGATCCCGATAAACTTAGAGAGAGCGCGGACCAGGATCTCGCAGTCCCATAAGTGGTCGCCCTTTTTGCGCTTAAGCTTCTTTACGACTTTGATATGTCCGCTCCTGTCTGTCTCCCTGGTCCAGTAAGTAGAGAAGAGCTGGTCGTAGTATACCTTCGGAGTCTCCGTGAAAGTATGGAAGCCAGAGAGCTGTCTCGAGCGCAGTCGAGAAAGCTCCTCCTCGTAGATGCTTTTATTAACGTGAAGGTAGCGGATCTTCGATCGACCTCCTCGTCCTTTCGTGTCTCCCGTGAAAGGATCTTTCATCTGTAGTCGATAAGGCTGATCTCCCTGGAGATTCTTCCAGCCTCGAGATCCGAACCATTTAGATCGACGTTTAAATACTTCCTCGTAGATCTCAGACGTTCTGTCGCCTGCGCAGTCGATTATAGCTGCGTGGCATTTGTGCATATCGTAAGTGATATCCAGCTCGGAGAATGAGGCGACCTGTCCGCAGTCGATCAGATAACTGATCCCGTCGCGATCGAATCCTCGGACCACATACCAGAAAGAGTCTGTCTGCGTATCGACTCCCATTACGCGATACTCTCCGCGAAGATCTCCTCGCTGATAGTCGAGTTCGAGTTCGTTCGCGTCTGCCTGCTCCTGGTTCGCCCAGTCGTCCTTCCAGGGTTCAGCCAGGTTACCCTGGACGAACTTCTTTAATCCGTGCATCGAGGAGCTGACCTGCAGCCAGTTAATCATTAGAGTAGCGAATGTCATCGCAGGAGCGTAGAGAGAGTTAAGATGGTAGCTCCTATGATTAGCGGGAGCATTCGGATTTTTCGATCGCCATTCTCCGCTCTTAACCATCGTCGGCTTATGGGCGTCCAGAATCTCTCCGTCGCAGCATGGACAGAGATAAGCTGCAGTCGATGCGACCATATCGTAGTCGTAGGTCCCGTCCTCTAGTTTAGCCTCCTCTGCGAACTTAATCGAGTAACGACTGTCGCCTCGCTTGTCTTTCTGTCTCCAGGTAAACTCGATAGACTCTTTGCAATGAGGACACGGCATAAAGTAAGTTCGCTGGTCGCCGTAGAGATACTCCTCCCAGATCCCTCCTGTCTCTTCCTTCGGAGTCGATGTCTGGATGATCTTATATTCTCGCCGTCCTTTGATCCGCTCGAGAGCAGCCAGGCGAATGTCTGGATCGATCTCGTCGATCTCGTCCAGAACCAGGTAAGCGACAGGTGCAGACTTTACATTATTCTCGGACCCTGCTCCCGCGAAGGTTAGAGTGCATGACAGAAACTCCTGCCTCATGTTTGTTATCTTGTCGCTATCGACTCGACCCGTAGCTGCGCTCAAAGGACATTGATCCTTTAGCGGCTTACAGTCGTCGATAAAGGGTAGCCATCGTCCCTTCGAAAAGTTGCGAGCGTTCTCTGCGCTAGGCATAATCCAGAGCGTGTCCTTCGGGAACTCAGAGAGCAGGTAGCCGATCCCTGCATACATCGTCGTCGTCTTGCTCGACTGCGATCCCCAGCAGAGAGTTATCTTACTGATCGTCGGATCTATTAAAGCGTTTAGCGGCTCCTGCGCATAAGGGAAAACCTTTAGAGATCCTGGAAGCTCGGAGACGTTGTCGCGTAAAACGCAGTTATCGAACGCCCAGTCTACGGGAGGCTGCAGTCTCCTGGGAGAAAAGAGCTTTCCTATTTCATTTTTTAACAGTGAACCCATTACGTGCCGCGAATTTTTTTACATATCCTTCTAGATCTTTAGATGCCGCCGTAGCGAAGGCTTTAGTCTGTCCGTTAAAAGCTCGAGCGAATGCGTTAATCCCTCCAGACTTAAGGTTAAGCGCGGACTGTGATCTGCTCTTAATAACGATCACCGACTGCTTCTTATCTTTTAACAGCTTTCCAGATACGGATGCCTCATGCTTAATCGTCATCTTAGATTTCATCGCTGTCCCTAGTCCCCTGGTATTCTTAACAGGGATCCTTAGCTTGGACATTATTACCAGGAAGCTCTTTTGAGACGAGGCGATTCTGCTCTTCTTTAATTTGATTATCTTAGCCTGCAGTTTACGAAGCTCTCCGAGAGCCTTGTTAATTCTGGTCTGCGTGTCGTCGCCTAGGAAACGCCCTGCGGGATTCTTTGGTCCTACTGCGTTTAGCTTGTAGGCTCTTCGAACTCGGATCCAGCGTCCTGCGGCTGATCCGTTCCTTTTAAAGATAAGAGATCCGTCTTTAGCCTTACGAATCTTATCTCCTCTAGACGATACGAATTTAGTCGAGAGAGATTCTTTTACGGCTTCGGATATGATCTTCGCCTTAGACTTATAAGTGAATCGAGCGGCTCCTTCCAGGATAGATCCAGCCGAACCTTTTACGACATCCGAGAAGCTCGCTCCCGTCTTGCGCTTAAGCGTCCTAATCATTTGATCAAACCCCTTCGAATTGATTTTTAAATTACCAGACATGATCTTTATAAATTAAATCCTCAGTAGGTGGACAAACGGTAAACACGACTAAACCGACTAGCATCTTAATAGCTAGACTACCTACCGAGGAAAAGTTTTTCTATCTCACTAAAGACGCGATCGTCAAGTCCGTTGCGGATGGCAAGCTCCGCGATGTTAGGGTTAGCAGGGTTAGCCTGTGACGCGACCTGGCGAGGAAGAGCATCGAGCAGCCGTCGTAATGGAGTAAGGAGTTTGATCAGAGTCTCCGTCGCCTCGGACTCTGGGATTAAGTTATCGCGCTTCTGCGCTAGTTCTAGTTCTCGAATCTGCGCCATCGCATTTTCCCGACGCTCCTGCGCAGCGATAAGCTTCGCCTTTAGATCTGCGATATCTGCTGCAGTATATTCTCGACCGCCTACCGCGATCCTTCCCGCTCCTCTCTCCTGCGACATCGCTCGCTCTGCGGACCAGAGTTCCCAGGCTTCCAGGTCCTTCGTCTGCGGACAGTTATCCGAGTCGCGTCTCCACTTCGAGAGCGTCTGCTGAGTGACTCCGATAGCCTCTGCGACCTGCTTCCAGGTTTTTGCGATTGGTTTGTTCATTTTACTCAGTTAGCCTTTGAGACAGAATCTCATAAAAACGCTGAGTAACGCCCCGCGACTTGCAGGAGATTTTTTCATGGGAGAACCTAGAATACGGGGGCTAATCATCGATCGATCTGCGCTTTATCAGCTCAGACATGACTGCTCCGACCTCCGCCCAGACCTCTGAGACGATCTCTACGTCTGCCTGTGCGTTCTGAAGCCATGACTGCCTCGAGTGGTTATGCCTCGATGCTAGCTCGTCGAACGAAAGCGAGAAGCTCTCCTGGGATGTTAGCATATCCAGCAGCAGTCGATAAGCTCTGGGAGATCTCCTGGCTATGCTCGAGAGTCTGTGGACCAGCCGCATCCCAGCAGGAGAACAACCTTCGCCAGGGATAATCGAGTCGAGCTGCTGTATCCTGGCGGCTATCTCGCAGGCTAGGGAGTGATGAAGCGCAGACGCCTCTGGCTTATCCCCTGGATAGTCTACCCCCTCGATTATCCTTACTGTCCTCATATCAGATCGAGTTATCCTCCTCGATGTTCGATAGGCTAGGATCCGCGATAAGTAGCTTTATCTGCTGGCTCTGGATGTTCCAGGGTTCTGTGCCTGGTAGAGTTCCTCCGTCATCGAGAGACGCCTCGATAGCATCTATCTCTGCCTGCAGAATCTTAATCCCTTTCTTATATCGCTTAGAAGTCGCGGACGATTGATTATCTAGATCGCGGATAGCGATGCTGATCTCCCGAATAGATCGGAGTGCTGTTAGTTCGTAGGTTTCATTCATCCTCGCAGGATCGATTATCTTGTGTTCAAAGTCAAATCATAGAGAGCTACGACATCGACAGCAGAACGCGGAGAGACAGCCGCCCCCTTGCGGGGCGATGTCTCGTATGCGTTCTATTAATATATAGTGACATTACTATATAGGTGTCGGCAAAAATGACAGCCATGTCAAAAGTCGTGTCAATAATCTCCTAAGTCTCTGATCATCTAGTAATTAAAAATTGACAGAGCCTGTCAAAGCATGGATCTCCCCTTTTCGCTTTTGACACGTGTCAAAACGTGTCAAAAGCTGTCAATAGCAGCGTCCAGAATGCCCCAGGAGAGCCTGCAGATCTGCTCGAGTCTACTCAGTCGCTCCAGACACAAAAAAGCTCTCAGCGTGTGCTGAGAGCTTGTGTCGTGCAGATT